TTGTCCATGCGCGCGTTGGCATTGGCCGCGACAATCTGCTGCTCCGTCGCCGTGCTCGAGCCGGTCGACTGCACGCCCGCCCCCGCGGCGTCAATCGCAGTCGTGCGGGCAATGTCGTTGTCGATGTAGTCATTCGACGTGAACGACTCCCGCGGCATCGACCCGTGCGGCAGTTCCTTGATCGCGCCCTCGCCCAGAAACGCCTCGCCAGGGACGCCAATCATGCCCCCGATGGGCGAGCGGACCATCTTCTGCACCGCATCCGCCGGCAGCGTGTCGACGTTGTACTGCCACCGCAGCGTCTGCGCGTCCCGATACTCGACCATCTGCTCGCGGAACCGATTTAGCTCGTTCACGAGCGGGCGAATCATGGTCGAATCACTCGGCACATACGCCGAATCCGTCATCGTCCGTAGCGTGAAGATGTGGATCGGGAACCCGAGCAGCGAATCCGGCGTCAACCCGCCGTTCGGCCCCAGCGTCTGGTACGGGCAGTCCTGTTCAATCACGGGCTCGTCAATCCCGTCAACCAACACCAACTCCGTCAAGTGGTCCGGATGCGGGCGATCCTCACGGAACAGGTGCGACTTGTACCAAATCTTCGTGCCGGTAAACACCTGCTCGGTGGCCGTCGTCTGCCCCGTGCCGTGGTCAAAATGCAGCGGCGCGCCGGCCTTCGCCCCCTTGAAGTCCGCCGGCAGCTTGAACCGCGTGCGGTTCCCCGGTGTCAGGGGCAGTTCGAACTTGTGTCCCAGCCAGGGCGCCTTGTCGTACTGCGTCGAACGGTAGTTGTGCGGGATCAGGCCCTGCTTCGGCGACAGCGGCTCCCAGAAACAGGACTCGTGAATCGGCACGGGGATCTGTTCCTCGAGCCCTGTCGCCGGATTCATCTGCGGCACGGGCACCGTCACGGCCTCGTAGCCCATGACCGACCAGCCAAACCCCGCCGGAACCTCAATGTCAAAGAGCACCGAATCCATGAGCGCCAGCGCATCCACCCCGTCCGTCCCCAACTGCTCGTTGACAATCTCCTGGTGCGCCTGCAGCGCCGCCGACAACTTCACCGGCTGCCCCTGCGCATCCAGCAGCGGCACCGGCTGGCCCGTCATTGGGTCCGTCTGCCCACTCGGCAGCGGCTGCTCCATGAGCGGGGTCGGCTGCAACGTGACTTCCGGGCTCTGGTAGAACAGATCCGCCTTCTTGCGCTCCGCGTTCGTGAAGTCCCGGTTGGTGTTGACCGTGGAGCCGTACATGTCGGGGCTGTCGCCCGCCTGCGGGGCGTACGCCTTGAGATTGGCCTCCCACCAGCGCTCGTGCGACACGCGCACGGCCGTGGCGAGGTCAATCTGCTCTTTCCAGTAGCCCGGTGTCATGCCTGCGCCACGCGCGCCTGCACCGTCACGTCCCACGCGTGTCGGTCGATGGCGATATAGTCATAGATGGTCCGCGTGTCGCGGCCTTCCATGTGGGTCCCGATCTCGCGCACGTACGCGATCCACGCGCGCCCATCCGCCTCGAACACGTTCACTTTCCAGAGCTTCGGTGTCATCGTCGGCTCAGAATCCCCTGCTCTACCCGCGCCTGCTGCTTGATCCAGCCCAGACTCATCGGCCCCGGCGTGGGACCCTTGACCGATCGCGCGCCCCGGACCAACCGACTCATCGCCCCGTACCGCCACGCATCGACCCAGTGATCGTCCCCGCCCGTGTCAATGTCGTCCGGGTCCTTGTCGTCACTCACCTGCGCGGGCAGGGAGCGGAGCCCATAGGTACACGACACGTCCACGGTCAACCACGGGGTCCCATCGGGCGCCATCCGCAACAGCTCGTGACACCGCTGCCAGCCGTTCTTGCGGTCGTTGTCGCCCTTCAACATCGGTAGCCCAAACCGCATCAAGGTCTCGGCTATCGATTCGCCCTTGCCATGTCCCGTTTTTGCCCACATGCTTGGGTCTGCCGCGACGTACAGAATCTTTTTCAGACCCCAGTCCTTGTTGCGCTGCTTCCACCCGCGCGCCACGTCCTCGACGCTCGTGTGCTGGAACTTGTACTCCCGCGCGATGTGCCAATGGCCGTCTCCCACTGCCGCCCACCACAAAATCACCCCCGGCGCGTTGAAGCCCCAGTCCATCGAGCAGAGCCAGGTCGTGTCCCGCGGGATCTCAAGCTGTCTCACGCTAAGACGGCTTCAGCGACGTGCTGAGACGGCGTCCACTCCCCGAAGAACTGCCCCGCAAACACGTTCCAGTCCCCGTGCCGCAACTGCTCGTACCGCGTCTTGTTCAGGACCGCCAACGACCGCTCATAATCCGGCGGCAGATACGGGTTGTCATCCAAGCTCGCCGGCAGATACCCCCACTCGTCCGGGTCGTAGTCCTCACGCAGCGCCGGATACCGCTCGAGATCGGGACTCTTGTCAATGAAGAAGTCCCGCAGGAACCCCGCACTCGGCCCGCCCGGATTCGTCACCGGCAGAAACCGCGGCATCACCGTCGCCGGCACCTTCTTCCCGCCAGGCCCCCACACCTCGTCGTACACCTTCCGCGCCCGTGTGCTCAATTCCGCCAGCGGCGTCGTCCCGTCCGCCGTCACCGGATACAAACTCGCCTCGTCGCAGACAATGGCCCCGTACTCCATCCCGATATACCGCTGCAACGCCTCCGTCTCCGCCATGTGCCCGCAATGAATCAACGACTCGTCCGACCCCTTGCCAAACACCGCCATCCGATCCGTCGCCAGCCACCGCCCACCCAACTCCGGCACCTCATGCGCCATCTTGATCGTGTGGTTCCCCTGCAACTGGTCCCAGTTCTCTCTCAAGAGCAATGACTCGTGCCCAGGTACCGTCAGGCTGCGTGTATACAAGTAGGCCCGAGCCCCACGCGATTTGCCCGGCCCCGCCTGCCCGCCCCACAACAGGTACTTCTTGTGGCTCTCGTAAAACGGCACCTGACTGGGCAACGGCACATACACCGCCCGCTTCTTCTTGCCCGTCATCACCACCAGGCTGTGCGCAATCTGCAGGCTCCAACAACTCGGACATACCCAACACCGCAAGCCCTCAAACTCGCCAATCACCAACTTCGCCCGACACCAACTACACCCCACCTTGTGGTGCGCCGTCCCAGGCGGGTCGTCCTTCAGCCGCGCAAACCTTAGCCCCGTTCCATCCGCAGAAACCAGTTGAGCCTCCCCTAGCCCACGCTACCCACGGTAGGGTCCCCCGCGATTCCCGCGCCTGACTTGGCCTGCCCGGCCTGGTCTGGGCCTGTCTGCTGCTGCAGCTCGCCCTGTCGCTGGCCTTCGCTCTCTCTTCGTCCCAAGCTGCGTTACCCTTGTACTATCAACAACTTAGCTCAGTTAACATAATCCTACTTATCAGACTCAGTAGGGTTTTGCTGGGATAACTGCAGGGTTTCGCTTTGTACTAGTACTGGAGTAGGCGAAAGGCCTATGCCGATGTTGACCCGGCCAGCTCCTCCTACGATGACTGTCACGCTGCTCTGCTGCTCGTCGTGGAGCACAGACAGGCCCTTCAGTGTGGCTACATGGTCGGCAGCGCGGCCATTCTTGACAATGTTGCGAGCCATCTTGAGGGACTGGCCGCGGAGATATAGCTTGCTGAGGTCTGTGCTGTCCGTGAGGTCAGACAGCCAGGCACTGATGACAGGCTGTGTGCAGCCAAGGCGTTTGGCTATTTCTGTTTGGGGCAAGCCTTCGCCGTGGTACTTCAGCATCAAGCCAATGTCGGCCTGTGTCAATCTCTTGACAGGCTTTCTAGTGGTTTGTACGGGTAGATCGGCCGTCGCCGCAGTCGGCAATTATGGATACTCCCGTTGAGGTTGCAGGGTAGCCATTGGCCGCTCTTGCTGGCGCGATAGCGCTTGCGGCGTAACTCTATGAGCTGGTGACAGGCACCGCACACTTTGCGCGGGTAAACCGTCATGTTGCACTACCCTGTCAATATGATGGGGCTAGACTCATGATCTGTATCTACAAGATATGGTGCGATCTGAATTCGTTTCGCTGTGGGAGCGAAGCAATTCTGATTTGTGAGTGACAGGATGATTATCCTGTTGACACACTGATAACGTCTTGATACTCTCTGTTCATCGATTGGCAATCACGCCAGCCTTGAAAGGTTGAGAGCAGATGTCACAGACACTTCGCCCCGTTATCGGTCACTGGATGCGAGTTGAGCCCTTGAACCGTGCCGCATGGCCGGACTACCCCGCTGACGCCGCGCGCTATGGCAATCTGGCAGCCGTGGCCATGAACTTCTACATTCAGACGGGCAACACGGCTGAACTGCAAGCCGCGTACGTCTATGCGCGTGATGCAGCCCGCGCCGGCAACATCGCACTGTTCGCGGCCATGACCTACGCTGAATGCAAGGCCGAAACGGACAGCCTGCGCGATGACTCGTCAACCTTGGAGGTGTGTGATTCCGTCTTACATCATTCGCAATGCTGACCCCGAGCTGTGGCACGCGTTCCGCGCGCGTGCGGCCACGGAAGGCCACAGCCTGCGGTGGCTCATCTTGGAACTGGTCCGGCGCTACGTGGCCGCTGGACTGGATCAACGCGCTCCGTAGCCGTATAGCGCATGCTGCACTGGCGGCAGCGGCGGAATCGGCGGTAGCCCCCATGTGTCATCGGCTCACCGCTGATCACGTCGCTGTCCCAGTGGCCGCAGTGGGGGCATTGGGTTTTGGGCTGGCGCTGCTTAGTCCTCATCGACCTTGCGCTTGAGGATGTCTCTGATTTGTCGTACCGCGTCAGCAATCACTGCGATTGTGAACGCGCATACAGCCAACATTGCAAGAATACATAACAAAAACGTTGCAATCGCTTGTGTATCTGTCATCGTTGCCCCCATCTGGCCTCAAGTGCAGCCCAATCGGCCATCGTATCCAGCTCGCAGGTTTCGTCTGGGGGAATGATGATCGGGATCGACTCGGGTCCGTAGATGTTGCCATACCGTGTCACGGTGCGGCGCCAGAACGCGTACACCGTGCCATCTCGGATGTAGGTCGGCCCCATCTCTTGTCGCCTGGTGGGCATGGACGGATCATCAAGGCCCACGGTGGGACGTTCCGCGCGCCTGAGACGCATCCGACCCGCGTAGGGCTGGCAGATCACCTGCATGGCGCCATGATGCGTGGCTGGCAACTCGACAACGCTGACCACGCTCGTGGCTGGCATCTCGCGCGTCTCGCGCAAGCGCGCGATCGCCTGTTGCACATGGGCCACCGTGCGCAAGGGCTGCGTGGGCTGAAGCAAGATTATGATTTGATCGTCGGGACCAGGGATCTGCTCGAGCGCATGTTGCACAACCGCAATCATCGGCGTGTCGTCTTGCGCCAGTTCCTCGGGCCTGTGGAGATTGATGTCGGTGTGTCCGGCCCGGTACGTATCGGTAAACACAAACACATCCGATGACGTAACTACGGTCTCACAGCCAGCGTTCCGCGCGCATGTGCGGGCCAGCTCCACTAGCGTCTTGCCGCCCAGCTTGCGCCAGTTCTTACCCGGAATACCCTTAGACCCTGACCGGGCGGGAATCAATGCGAGCACTGACATTGGCTAACACCTCCGCAATGCGTGGCCCGGCATCCCCCGACCCGTACAGGGCACTGCTGGGATACCGGCCATGCTCCAATTGGGCCAGAATGGCCTGAAGTATCGTTCCGCGCGCATGTGGCGCGTCCATCACGTTCCGCGCCCGCTCTCGCCCGTACTGTCGCAACCCCACGTTGACCACGGGCACGCCAAGGTAGCTGCATTCTCGAATGCCGGCGCTACTGTTGCCCACCAGTACCGAGGCTTGCGTGAGCAGCTTCAGGAACCGATCGGGTGGCAGGTTCCGCACGGTGCGCAGGCCAGGCCGCCGCTCACGCCAAGCCCGGATAGCCTTACTGCTGCCTTCCATGCCCGCATCCTGACCAGGCCAGAACACCACGCACGGCAGCAGCAATTGAGCACAGGCCGCTAAGGTTTCGCCCATCTCGTATTCCGCGTCGGCGGCGGTGCGCGTGTCAGGATGCTGGAGCACTACGAGGAAGGGTTGGTCGAGGTTGATGTCTGGTCCGCTGCCACCAAGCTCTGTAGACGTAACCGGCTCCGCTCCCTGAGCTGTGCGAGCACTGTCGATGGAGGGGCAGCCGGTTCTGTGGATACGCTCGCTTCTGCCGGTAAGACTGTAGACACGGAAGGCGGCAAGCTCGGTCGCGGGGAAATGGTCATCGGCAAGGGCGGTAATGCTGTCTCGGATTTTGTCGTCGATGCTTCCGCTGCGCTCGCCCCCTTGCAGATGTGCGAGTCGGACGTGTTGATACGCGACAGCCTGGGCCGCCCCGAGTACCTCGTGGCGATCGGCGCATACAAGGGCCACGTCTGGCCGCAGACGACGCACCGCTGCTGCCAGGCCGATGACAAGGTGCCCCGTTTCGCTTGCGGCGCTCTCTCCAGTATCGGCTTCGAGGGTGGAATATACCCGGTCCGTAACCGCGTACCCTTGATGTTTGAGCGTTTCTTCGACGTTGCCATACCGCTCCACCAGTGCGCTCGCGCACGTCACAATCTGTAGCTCCACATCCGGCCGCGCCTTGAGCGCACGGCAGACCGGCTCGAGCTTGGCCCAGCTTGGTCGGGCTGTTAGGATGACCAGAACGCGCGTCACTGGTGATGTGGCTCTGGTCCGCCACAGCCAAGGTCACAGGCGAGCAACTGTGCGTCGGTCAAATCGTGCGGCCACTCACGCGAAACACTCATGCCGCAATCGCCGGGCGAATAGCTCAGCATCACGTAGTACCACTCCCACCACGCCCACTCACCGTGAATCCGCACGGGCCAGAAGGCGAATGCGCGTTTCCACAGCCGCTCATGCTTCGCGGGCCATCTCATGCGACCCACCCGACCAGTCCCGTCTTCCCGTCTGGATCAGGCACGCTGCCGTCTGGATTCGCCGGGAACACGTCAAACACGCTCGCAAATTGGCAATGACACAGTTCCTCAAACGTCACGTCGTCTAAGTCTGGTACCGTGATCTCCATTAAGCTGTCCACCTGTCTCTGAACACTTGCCCCACGCCTGTCCGCATGGTCTCCACATCATCCGCGAACTGGCGCAGCGCTCGAAAGTCTGCCGGCGTCTTTTCCCAATCCCGCTCGCGCGTCAGGCCAGGCACCCGAAGATGGGCCTCAATCCAGGTCGCGCCAAGGCTGATCGCCTTGTAGCAGGCCGACAGGCCCACCACATGATCGGACCAGCCATCGAGCGACATGGCCCTGGTCACGCATTCGAGCGGGGTCGGGTAGAGCGGAATGGCTGTGAGATGGACCGCGCTCGCCGGCCAGACACCCGCCTGCTCGCCCCACGGCCAGGAAATGACCAGCGGCGCATTGTCGTACTCCCCCCACCATGCCGCGTGGGCCTCACTGCTCGCAATCTTGAGCCGGTCCACGCCGAGCGCGCGCAAGTCCCGCAGCGACACCGCATCAAACGGCGTGGCCCAGAACTCGAGCCCATTGGCCTTGGCGTACTTGCACAACGATGCAATGGCATCGACATGCAGCCGGGACTGGTCCAACCACTGCGCTTGGGGATCGCGCGGGTTCACGGCCCCATAGTGTTGAATCTTGACCGCATCACAGCACGCCTCGGCGGCTGCCGCAATCATCTGCAGCGCCACCTGCACGTCCCCGTGGTGCGCCGTCCCTAACTCTGCACACAATCGTGTCCGCATTACGTCTCCTGCCGCTGACCGAGGAGCATTTGCACGCAAGTCCGCTTCGCTGATACGCTGATTCGTCTCAGCCGCACGCCGTAACCGCTCCTCTAGCGGAGGGGTGTCGGGCCTGTCCGCTGGCTGGCGAGCACCACGCAAGGCCATCGCCGCATCTTGAAAACGCGGGTCGCCGGTCTTGGTGTGCCAGTCGAGCAGCCACAATTCCTGCTCGTTCCACGGCCTGTCCGCTGGGGGCGCAGGCTCCGCGGGCTTGCCTATGAACGCCTCCAGATGCGCGGCGGCATCGCGGATAATCTGCGCTTCCTCGTCGGTGAACTCGGGCTTTCCGCTGAGACAGGTCGTCTCAATCGTGACGAGGTTTTCACCATTCATGCACACGGTGACTGACCAGTGCGGGTTACTCATCGTGGATGCTCCATCGTCGTGGACAATGTGGCACGCGCTGCTCCTGACCGCTCACATCTCGCGCAGGGTGCATCGCCGTTGTTAATCCACACGTCGCCGTCCTCATCGACGCAGACGTGACCGGGACACCCGCAGATGAGCGCCTGTCCGTCGAAGAACTCGCCCGTCTCGTTGCTTTCCGCCCCGTCATCTCCACAACAGGAGCACTCCAGCGTGGTAGTCATCACTGCCCCTCCGGTACTCGGCGCTCGGGCTCGCCCAGATCATTCGACACATGGCGCCGACCGAACCTGTCTACTAGATACGAACCGTCTTGTTGCGGATAGACCATGTAGGGCTTGTGCTCATAGCAATACTCACCGCCGCCGGTTTGGACTCCGCACGCCTGACACTTCGCATCTGGCCGCTCGGGCTCGGCGGTGAGCAGGGAGAGGACGGCCGTAATGGCCTTCTGCCACCCCAACTCAAACGGCCCGCGTGGTCCGTCATACTCGTGGTCGCGTATCTGCGCCACCAGTGCCGCCCGATCCATGTCAGCCACCTTTCAGCATCTCAACAACCCACGCCAGCGCCCGCCCGTCCCGCACATGCTTGGGTGTGACCCTGATTACCTTCCAGCCCTGCACCAGCGCCGCGTTGTACTTCTCGCAGTCCTTCTCGATGCCGGTCCCGCGCGAGTGCCGGCCATTCACGAACCCGCCGCCGTCCACTTCCAGCGCCAAGCTCTTTTCGGGCCAGGCATAGTCAAAGCGCCAGCGGCGGCCGTTCGTGTCGAAGCGGTACTCCGTCACAGGCTCAGGCACGCGCGCCACCTTGAACTGCATGGGCAGGCTAATCTTCACAGCCGCGCCCGCAACGCGCGATCCACGACGCGGCGCCCCCACTGCCGGCAACAGCTCGCATACGACCGGCCCGCCTTGAACCGCACGCAAATACGCCACGCCGTGTCGCTCACAGTTCGCACTCCCATCGGATCTTTTCCTGCACTGGATGGTGTGTTTCCCTGACCCGCGCTGGCCGGGACCAGCTTCCTCCGCCAGCGATTCCTGCTCTGTGCCACCCGACTGCACGTAGGCTCGCGCCAGACTCCTCCGCGAGCGTGTAGGTCAAGACTTTCCGATAGCCCAATGCCTGCGCCGCGCGCTTCGATGCCCCATACAGAAACGAGCAGGCATTGCGAGTGCCGTCTGTCGCCACGCGAATCACTTCTGCCGTGGTCCGGTTGTCGAGCATCCGCGACACTGGCCGGCCCACCATCGCCACCCCAATCAGTTCGCCCTCGTGCCATGCGGCCAGCGCGAACCGTGCGCCCTGCGGCGGATCGTGGTGACGATGGTGCTCAGCCACAAAGCGGCCCGCCTCACGAATTGTGATCGGGCGCAACTCCACCTAGAACGACACTTCCGGAGAACTATGCCAGCGCAGCGCGCATCCCTGAAAACCAGGCGCCGGCACGCAATGCGTGATGCCGGCCACGTCTACCACGCGATGCGTCGTGGTGCCGATGTAGAGCCGTTGAGGTTTGTCGATACGGTAGATGCGCCCGCCGTAGTCGTACTCGCGCCAGAGTTCTGTTGATACGTCTTTTGCTTCCAT